ACCACTGCACTTTTGGCTGTAACTTAGCCTGTGTAACTGGTATAGCAGCTATGGCTGGAGGAGGGTCATTTACACATTCTACTATACATGACTGTCTTTTTGGCACTCTCTTGACAGGTAATAGTATGTACGTTCCTCTCAACACTTCCATTGTGCGTAATAACAGATTCTTGCCAGTAGGAGGAATTGCTATTAGTGTGCCAGTCATATTCATAAATACCATCCTTGAGTACAATAAGTTTATCATTGCGGACTCAGCACATGGTGAGGCTATCAGCATCTTGCCTGCGGCATCCGCTGGTAATATGCTGGATGAGAACGTTGCTATGAAGGGAACTGGCTCTAGCTTTTCTAAAAATCCATTCCGAGATACAGCTACTGTCAAGAGCGCTTGGGGTCGTAACTATCGTGGTAGAGCTACTATCACACCATTAACAGCCTAGAGAGTAATATGCCAGTCTATGAGTTTAAGTGTGATAACTGTGAAGCTGAGGGGGAGGTAACACTCCCTTTCAGTAGAGCAGGTGAGGAGCAGAAGTGTGGTTGTGGACAGGTGATGAGACGGAAGTTCTCATCTGTAAACGTTACTGTGCATCAAACTGGCAGGAATAGAATCTTGGCTACTCTTAATCAAGAAGAGGGTGCTCAGGACTTTCCTGGTGGAGATATGTATAGAGCTCGCTATGAGCAGGCTATGGCTAAAGGATTAGGTCAGACCAGACCAGTAATAGGTAGAGGAATTTAGGTGAAATGGCAAGGTCAATATCGGCAACTTTCTTGGCTGCACAGCAAGCAGCCTCTAATACTCCATACTATAAGCTAGTATTCACTAGCAAGGATGGAAACACTACAGTTGACCTCAGTACTGACTCCGCCACTTATGGTAATCGCATCCTGCTGATAGACCACATTGAAGAGCCTTATGATGACTATGCTACTATCATCTTCCGCAACCAGGACCGTGCTATACCATCAGTCAAAGGCTACTGGATAGAAATTGGCTATGGCTATACTACTGGTGCTGGGGATGAGTATCTGGGCGATGGTACTAATGAAGGTGCTCCCCCTAGGCTCTGGGTAAAGCATCAGCAGACCATATCGTCTGGTGGCAAGTTGTGGGAAGTGCTAGAGCTGGAAGGTATGTGGGCTAAGCTGAGAGAGCAGCCCATGCGACTGGGAAGCCCTCCACTATATTCTAAGAGCTATACTACTGATACTGTGTACGACATTATGGTGCTCATCTTGGCTGAGCTTAGCATGACTCTAGCTGCTCTAGCTGAAGATGATGGCATTATCGACTCTCTCCAGCCTCAATTTGATATTGACACTCAGCCTTTTGAGTACGCAGCACCACTACTCTACCGACTGCTCAACATGACTGCTAGCTATCTGAAAGCTCTAGACGACTTAGAGTTTGAGATTAAATATCCTCAGTCTGGTGATAGCGTAGACTTGACCTTCTACTCTGGCCAGGCTCATTACTTCTATGAGTATCTGGAAAGAGCAAACGTACTAGTACCCAATCACTTTCTCGTCTATGGCAATCAAGGTGTTGATGGACTATGGCTTGACTATCTGGTTAGTGCTAGTCCTAACGGAGTAGATGCAGATGAGATAGCTGTCTATGATGAGATATATAGGATAATTCTGGCAGGCTCACTAACTACTCAAGCTCAGGTGAACAGCAGAGCAGCAGCCTTACTAGCTAGAGCTAAGTTTGAACAGATGGCTGGCAGGATGTACGCTCCTCATGACGCTAGAGTAGAGCTATATGATAGAGTGCAAATACATGACACTAGAGGATTCTAATGAGCAGTTATGTAGTTACAGAAGATGCTGTGTGTGCAGATAGTCACGGTGACTGGGCTACATGCAGAGCGGGTCCTAGTCCTAACGTTGTAGATGGTGATAAGATAAATCCAGGAGCAGCACTAACTGCAACCTATCAGATAAACAGGGGGTTTCTGCTGTTTGACCTTTCTGGATTGCCCTCTAATTACGTAGTAAACAATGCTAGGTTATCCTTATCAGTCAGAGCCAAGGGTTCAGCATTTGATGCTGCCGAGGCTGTATGTATTACTGAAGGGAGCCAAGGTATTCCCCTAGTAGCATCTGACTCTCAGAGCCATGCGAGCTCTGCTACCAAACATGGCACTACAACAAGTGATACGTTTGTAGCTGGTACTAGGGCAGATATAACTTTTACAACAGCAGGTCTAGCTATCATAGAAGCCGCCTGCGGTGGAAATCTTAAGTTGTGTCTTCGTATAGAAAGAGACATAGATAGTGTTCCTCCCATCTACTCTACTGTTAGGTATATATGGTTTCACTCAAATGAGATATCTGGTGAGGAGCCGACACTATACTTGAATGAGTGGTGGGACTATCCGAATGATAGTTTGGCTAGAGTCTCCTCTATCCGCCATATCTGCCATCCTGGCTTCTACCGTATGCAAGTTGGATTAGGCGACTTAGGCTTTGATATAGATGTAGCAGAAGCTACAGTACGCAAGGCACTAGATACTGCTAAGGAGACGGAGGAAGCTCCTCCTGAACCGCCTCCAACTAAACCGTCAGCTAAGCCGCCTGAGGCTGCTCCTACTCCTCCTGCACCAGAACCTCCTACTCCTCCTAGCTACTGGGGTGCAGGACCTGTTAGTCAGATTCCTGGCATAGAGGAGTACAGAGAGAGGAGACGCAGGGAGGAGGCAGCTGCTCCTGAACAGCCATCCCTGTGGAGTAGAATTACTCCTTGGAAGGAAGAAGCAGGAGAGACCTTTGGTGGTGAGGTAATGGAGAGAATTGAGTCTATGAGGAAGTGGATAGGAGGTCTGTTTAAGTAATGTCTGTAAGAAAAAGGCATATGTCATCTAGACCAGAAGACCAGCCTATACATACTAGCCCCACTGGTATGGACTTTGAGAAGAGGAACCTTTACATCGCTCCTAAGTCTATCATGGCTCATCAGATAGCTGATGGTGCTCTTGACTATGGCTTGTCATTCTATGCTCAGGTTACTACTTATACTGACACTACTCACTTCAAGGCTGCTGGTCTTGCTGGTAAGGGAGCTGGCTTCTTCAAGCCTGCAGCTGGGACGCCTTATGAGATTTATGTAGTTCAAGCAGATGGAGCAGCGCCAGAAGGACAGATGACTCCAGTGGTAGTCTACACTACTGGAGACGGTACTTTCCAGCACGCAGCGTACTCTGGTGGTAATCTAGCTGTAGGCGATATTGTTCTAATTATCCATCCACTACTTGCTTCACTTGGTACTAAAGCTACAGCAGCAGCTACAGGTTCAGTTACTACTACTGACTTCTTGATGGCTTACATCAAGCAGATAGTTACAGGTCTCGCCCTAGACGGCTCTGCTCCGCATAGCTACGACTATACAAAGGCAACAGTACCAGGCTGGCTACATGGCTTCCATATGGTAAGGCGAATCTTGTTTGTGATACCAGAGGCTATTGGTAGTATAACAGCTCACAATACAGCAATCAAGGCTGAGTTGGATAAGTTAGGACTAGTGGAGACAATTACTCAGACTGATGCTCTGACATATCCAGACTATGAGAGTATCACTCTAACTGTCCTAGGCTCTCCACTTGCAGGAACTGCTTGGACAACATCTAATCTTGCTCATATCAAATCTATATTTGGTCTGCCTGTCATCTGTGTGGATGGTATTGCTGCTGCCTACTTAGCAATGGGTACTGATGGAGGTAATGCTGCTTCAAAGACAGTATTGAATGCTATAGCTAATATAGAAGCATCAATCCTAGGGCTAGGAATAGATGATACAACTGGACTTGCTGCTGGTGCTAATACTGTTGCTGCTGCTGGTGTCACTTTTGCCACTCTTGATATGAGCGATGCAGACATAACAGAGATATGGTATGCTTGGGAAACGACTGAAGATAACACTGACGTCCTTCTTGCCGAGATACGTAAGACAATGCCAGATGGGACTCCAGGTGTAGATGCAGATGGTGCTGAGGTTCCTGGAACTCTAGCTTTCTATGGTTGTGCCTACTCAATGGGGAGTCTAAATACACTTGGGCAGGCAGTACTTCATCTGCTTGTGGAGAAACTGCTTCATAGTAGCACAGCAGGTCTGGCTGTTCTCCTGTCTGGTAATGTAGGAAATGTTGTTGCCACGATAGGTGTTAAGTCTACTCCTGCTGCTACTGGTGCTGTATCAAGTGCTAAAAAGATGATGGCGTATGTTAAGCAGTTAGTTACTCTACTCCTAGCTCAAGTATCTACTGACTGGAAAGGCAACTTCAACTGGGATACATCAGCTTATACTACAGTTGAACAAGACATATCTGCCCTATTCTCTACAAACTTGGCTTTAACTACTCGCAGAAAGTACTCGGTCAAACTAGACCTGACCAATGTGGAAGCAGATGGTAGCTTTGTTTCGCTCTATATTGCCGTGAAGGAAAAGATAGATGGCACAAACTATAGAGCTATTGATAGGAAGACAATCCTGAAGGCTGACATAGCTGCCCTTGCTGAGCCTGGGATTATCATTGATATTCCTGCTACATCTGAGAATATTCAGATTACTATGCAGATGACTACTGCCTTAGCAGGAGATGCAACCATCTACTACGCTGTCGTGAAGGAGCATCTGGAATGATAGCAAAGGTAACTGACCCAACCAAGATAGTTACTGATAAGCTAGTCCTTAAGCAGCTAGCTAAGCAAGGTATAGACTCTAACTATGTTGAGTTCTTCCAAGACTTTGCTCCTCGCTCTCTGGGCAGGGAACACTCTCCCTATGCTAAGTTCTACCGAGACCTGAAGTCTGGCAAGCATATCATGGTTACTTCTGGGCTGCCAAAGGTCAAGCCTGATGGAACTAAAATTGAAGTCGGGTGGGTAAAGCATGGGGATAGATATGTAAGCAAACCCAACCTGTTTTCATCTTTGGTAGAGGGCACTCAGATAACTGTTACCTGTCTTGGAGACCAGCCAGACGGCAGGAAAGAATGGGACTCAGTTACTTGGAAACCCCAACTATACTTTAAGGGCAAAGAGCTAACGCCAAAGAGTAAGGAAGCTGCTCTACTTCTCATTGACCCTACAAACTCTAACATTACAGGTAATACCCTTGAGTGGGACTATGGCATCTGCAAACGCAGGCTGCGGATAATCCAGGGCAGGATTAGAGAGAAGTGGCTGTTTGAGTCTGACCCTATGGGCGAAGTTAGGATAAAGCACAACCAAGTGGGCGAGCTCAAGTTGAGGATGGGTGAGTATGGGATAAATGGTGATGAGGAGTTAGTTCCTAGAGAAGCCTTCATTGACCCTGAATTTGGCTATCCTGTAACAATAGGTGCTAGTCCAGAGACCTTCTATCCCGATGAGGGAGTGAATAGTGTAGACGGTTATGCTGGGACAAACGGGGAGGTAAATGTTACTTGGAATGCTCTAATAAACGCGAATGGAACAAAGTCAAGTGACTCATCTACTAACTCTAGTTGGTATTGCCAGAAAAGTGGTACGAATAACCAGTGGAAACAGAATATCAGACCAATACAGTTGTTTTATACAGAGCCACTCCCCGATGCTTGCAAAGTTACTGGCGTCGTACTAACACTCACCAGCAATGTTAAGTATGGTAGCGGAGTAACCTTTAATATAGATAAAACTAATCCTACAAACGATACTTCCTTAGTAAATGGTGATTATAATATCGCAAGATGGTCAAGTGTCAAGCTCGCCACAGGTATCGCAATCGCAAGTTGGAATGACTCTGGTGGCAACGACTTTACCCTTATTGATGTAGACACAGATGATTTCGGTTATATTAGTAAGACTGGTCTTACTAAACTCGGTTGTAGGCTTGAAGAGGATATAGATAATTCAGCACCAGCCTGGGGGGATGCGACTCAGGGCTGTGTAGTCCGCAATGTAGAAGATGGTGGAGGTAATGAGCCCAAGCTGGTAGTTACTTACTATACGCTGCAAGTACCAGTAGCAGATGGAGACTTAATAGGAATAGGGATTATAAGGAAAAGCTAAAGGGAGGTCAAGATGGGTAATAAAACCAAAACTCAGATGAGAGCAGACTTAGCAACAGACCTGAAGATAACTATTGACACTGAGATAACAGTCGCTGAACTCAACCGCAGTATTGAGAGAGCATACTCAGACATGAGCAGATTCTTGCCTGATGAGAAGATATATGAGGACTCTCACCAGTTTGCTGCGGCAGATGAGGAAGTAACCTTTCCGAAAGATACAGACCTAGATGCAGTTGTAGCAGATGAAAACTTGCAGACTGCTGCTGCTGGCAGCACAGCATCGCTTGACGGTCAGCCTGATATGCCTAGACCGCTAACTGTCACTATTACAGACCCTAACCTTAGCATAAACGGAATGGTCATAACTGTGAATGGTACAGATAAAGATGACCAAGGAATACAGGAGAATTTTGGGTATATCAGAGGGGACAGTAAGACCATAGTGGGTAAGAAGTACTTCAAGAATATACTTCAAGTAGACTTCGTTCAGTTATCTGGAGGAGGACCTGGAGACTTACTAGACATAGGCTATGGTGCTTATACTGACGTCTGGGTGTATCTTGCCAACAGTCCTATCAAGTGGCAGAGTGATACTGGTGTAGGAGATGATGATGTAGCAATAGTAAGAAATACTGACTACTACATTGACTATGCTAATGGTAGAGTGAAGGCTATAGAAGATGGACTCATAGCTGCTGAGGAAGTATGTGAGTTCACTTACAAGAAATCTCAGATTGGCATAGACCTTAGTGACCTGCCTGACCTAATTAGAGTCCAGCGAGTAGAGTATCCTGTAGGTCAGATACCGCAGAACTTCGTTCAGGGTGATACCTTTGGCAAGTACTATGTCGTAACTGGTATGGGGGAGTCAGATGAGCAGCAACAGATGGCTGAGGATGAGCAGTATAGGATTTACTATGACGCTAAGCACCAAGTAGCAGGTGAATACTCGCCAGGCACTGAGCCTAGCTTCCTGACTGATACAGTGTTGATGGCTGCTGCTGCTTATGCTCTATATATCCTTGCACTGAAGCAGGAGCATCAGGCAGCTACCGACATAGCATCTGCTAGAACAGCACTAGGTAATGCTACTGGTACTCATTCAGCATTGGCTCTTGCTCTCGCTGATGTGGAGAAGTATCTGGATAATAGTGGTGATAGTACTGATGCTGCCAGTATACTAGCACTTATAACTACCGCTATGAGAACAGCTATAACAGACGCTGCGGATGCTATGAATACTTATCTAGATAGCGTAGCTACTGAACTAACCGATGCGTCTGATGTCAGAAAGAAGTATATAAGTACCGTTGACTATGTCGCTGGTGATACTGAGCCAGACATCCTGGCGTATTTGAAGGCTGGGGACGCTCTGCTAAATACTGTAGCGGTCGGAGGCGAAGGTCAGGATGTGCAGAGGGCTTACAGGGAATATGCGCAGACTGTTAAGGATGCACTGGTAGGAGCCTATGAGAATGACCGAGCCATGTATGTGCAGAGTGCTACTGCTAGGACTAATGCCGCTATGGTCTACGCTCAGGAGACGGCTCAGAGGCTAAGTAATCTGCGGTCTCATATAGAGCAGGCTGGGGGCTACACAGCAATAGCTAGTACTTTCGTAGCCAAGGCTGGACATTACCTTAGTCAGGTAATATCATATCTACAGCAGGCTAGTCAGTATATAGGAGCAGCAGCTACTGATACAACTCTAGCTGACAGGTTTAAGGCTGAGGCTGATGAACGCAGGAACGAAGTTTACAGTATTTGGAAGGACAGAAAACAGTACATAGGGGACTTCACTGCTGGTTCTATGCGCCAGATGCCTGATTATAAGTAAGTGAGCAGACCACCATTCTGGAACAGTATAGAAGAATATGGTATAAGGAGGCGTAGGATGAAGTTTGTGTTTAAGGTGTGGAAGTTATCAATCACTGTTGACCTGTTTGACTTGAATGTGACTGATGGCGACATAGCATTTAGCGTTACTATATCCTGGAAGTAGAGAGGCAGAGCCTGCCCAACTGACAGTGGCAGGTCACCTCCTTTTTAGGGCAGAGGGACTAGCCAGTTGCCAAGCTGGTTCCTCTGCCTATTTTTCTATTGCTGTATCCTGGGTAGCTTTACTCCAAAGTGTTTCCTTTTGTCTGGACTCCAAACTTTCCTCCTTACTCATAAGTCCAGTAATACTCTGTAATCCATCTACCTGAAGTCTCTGGCGGTCTGGCATCTTCTATACTAGTCTTTATACTAGTCCTCCAGTGATAGTACTCTGGTGACTCCTGCCAGTATATCCTCTCTCTGAGGACTCTGCGTAGCTGTGGTTGCTGCTCTATGACTGCTGAAGGCATAGGTGTAGTAGGCTCAGCTACTGGCACTGACTGAATAGGAGCTTCCTCTACCTGCATCTGATTGTAGATTATGACTATCAGGCAGAGGACTATTACTGACAGTAGACCCTTCACGTCTTCCTTCCGACTTCCTTCGGCTTATGAGTCCATCCTTGCCTCTCAGCTCCAGTCAGGACTCTGCCGTATCGTTCTATTTCTAGTTGCTCGCTTCTTTCTCGGTCCTTACGAGCAATCTCCTCAACCTCTTTGCACATCTTGCTAAACGCCTCTGAGTCATAAACCCATGTTGTCCTATCATGAAGTTGTTGCTCTAAATAGGCAACGTACTGGTTAGCTAGTTGCTGCTGCTTCTTTGCTTCTACTAGCTTCTCTTCAGTGTCAGCTATTTCTTCAGCTGATAGTGGTATACTTCCCATCATTCCCATCTCAACGTTTGCTTTACTTCAAACGGAATCTTGAATCCCGCTATCATCTCTAGCTCTTCTACTGGCAACTCTACATCCCCATCAAAGCTGAGACTATCATGTACTGATGCTGCCATTACTGGAGGACCTAAGCCTTGGTCTCTGCAAAGTATAATAGCCCTCTTCATAACTTCTCCATCGCTTCCTAATATAGGGTAGTTAACCGCCTTCCTCTCCATCGCATCCTTATTCAGTCCACCCCACCTGTTGAACTCTTCAGGTATCCTTATCCTTCTGCCGAATAGTGTAGGCTCTGCCCAGCCATTACGCATACCTTCTCGCTGCACTGTCTGAACCCAGTCTGCCACTCCTTTGTATGCTCTGAACCAGTCGTCTAGTAGCCTACTACATACTGCCTTGTCTTTAATCTTTGCGTGCTCACTTATGGTTCTGGCAGTTGCTCCATAAGCTACTGCAAAGTTAAGTGTTTTTGCTAGTCTCCTAGTAACTCCCATCTTCTCAGCAGTGTGCTGATGTAAGTCTGTCTTAGCTGGGTCGGGGTCTCTAAGGATTCTGAGCATATCTCTATCTTGTGATTTCTCTGCTAGAATATACATATGCTCACGACTGTAGTCTCCTGTAGTAAAGCAACCGTTATCTGGCAAGAAGATATATCTACACTCAGGAGGAATGTTCTGTATATTTCTGTTTCTACTATTCAACCTCCCAACAACTGTGTCCAAATAGTACTCTGTGTAAAACCTGTCGTCATGCTTGATTGGACTAATGTACGTGCTGAGCAATTTGGACTTATGTCGCCAGCCTAACGTAGCTGCTGCCATAGGGTCATCTAAGAACTCCAAGTCAGCTTCTCTGGTAGATAGCTGCTTCTTGCTCCTGGTCATTGGAAGGAAGCTACCTCTCTTACCTAGTATATATCCTATCTGCTGAGTGGAGCCTGGCTTCTCAACTCCATACTGCTCCAGCTGCCTACGATAAAACTCTACTTCATCCTCTAGCTTAGCCTCTAGCTCTGCTCTAGCTTTCTGGTCTATGGCTAATCCTCTCATGCTAAGGTCTATTAGTATAGGTATTACTTCCATTTCTATCTTGAAGTACTCAGAATACTGACTGGCTATCTTAGGTTCATAATCAAGATACAATCCAAAAGCTGCCTTAGCATCGTTCTGGCACTTGTTGGCTAGTTCCTCAGCTGGAGCGTCTAGCATATTATTTACCTTTAGCCTTTGCATAAAGGATTTGGCGTCCTCGGCTATCATGCCAACTTCTGGTGCTAGTATGGTTAGAGCTGTCAGCTCCTTACCTAGCAGTCTAGCTGCTGTATTAGTATCAAACAGATTACTACGGTCAAAGCCTGCTACGTGAGGTATCATTGGCAGAACTGACAAGTCAAACAAAGCATAGTGTGCTACCTTGCAGACCTGAGGATTGAACAGTAATGGCTTCAGTAGCTCTAGCTCTCTTGGTGGCTCAGGGTATACCTGGAAGTAGAACGCCTCTTGTGGGCTGAAAGCAATAGCAAATCCCAGAGGCATACGTTCAGTTATGGTTGGAGTCTCAGCGTCTATACTGATAGCTGCTGGAGGATTGTCTAGGAAGTGTTGGAAGCGCTCCTTAGCATCACCATCTCCGTAATAGTAAACTGGGCTCATAGGACAGTTGCTCTCAGCTTGCCACCTATCATCTCTACATAGCCGCTAAGACCAGCAGCTTTCATTACCTGTATGCAGTTGTGGCAGGACTCTGGTCTTTCCAGTCCGTACACATATAGTATAGCTCCTTCTATTGGAGTTCCAAACTTGGCAGCCTCACATACTGCGTTAACTTCAGCGTGGATGACTCTGATGCAGTGACCATCAACTATATCGCAGCCAACTTCAGTGCAGTGGGGCTCTCCAGCAGGAGCACCATTATAGCCAGTGGATACTACTCTATTGTCCTTGACTATGACTGCTCCCACTGATGCTCTTGGACAGGTAGCTCTAGTAGAAACATCCTTAGCTATCTGCATAAAGTAATTGTCCCAATCTGGTCTAGTCATGCTAACCTCCTTTTACTTATTCTTTAACACTTTGAATACAAGAACAACAATCACTCTGTTTATGAAAGGAACTCGCCATGCTTTATACCCTGCCATATCTCCCTATTCCGTCTTTCTTAGTATTACTATGTCCTCATCATCTACGGTTGCTTCTCCTCTAGCTCTCCTAGCAGCGGTATAAGGCATACCTGGAGCTGCCCATTTGAAGTGTTCTTCAGGATTGTAACTGAAGCCAACTCTGACACCAGCATCTATAGCCTTCTGCGTCAGTGGCACTCTCTCACCAGCGTCTATGTGGTCTTTGATAATCAGAGTCATACTGCCTGGATACTTCAATGTCTGATAGCACTTGGCATAGACTCTCTCCATCTCCTCAGCCCATATAAACTCTGACATACTACCGAGGTTTAGTGGACTCTTGCTGTACTCCACGAAGTCATACCCTATATCTATATTCCACTGGTCTGTTACTGACTTCTTAAGCATGATACCTGCATACTGTGGCGAGAATATAATATGGTCTACTAGGTTAGGTATAGGTAGATATGTCTGACAGGGTAGGTTAACTAAACTAATCATTCCACTGATTCCAAGTGCTATTCTTTCGAGCTGCTCTAGAGCAGCTACTTGTATTTCATGGAACTTCTTGCTAATCTCTACACAGATGACGCTCCTGCCTATCAGAGCTCCTACCATCAGAGTGCCAGTACCAGCCATGATGTCCATTAGTAAGTCATCTGGTTCTGATACATGCTCAATGATAGCTTGCACTAAGTAGACATTAGCTTTTGCTGGGTGCTGATTAACTTCAGGCGGAAATATCCTTTTGCGATAATCAGAATCAGGAGGAAATCTCACCCAGCCTTGCTCATTGCGGTCATACTCAGGAGCAAACTGTTTCATTTCCAGCCTTCTCCTCTCACCCATACTCTGCCACAGTTAGGGCAGGTGAACAGTTCATCCCCATGCCCTTCCTCGTGAGGAGGCTGATGCCATATTAGTGGGTGCTTACACTTGTAGCAGTAAGGTATAACAGCTATGTGGCAGGCGTTCCAACCCTGTTGACAGGTGTGCTCTGTTCTCATAAGTTTATAAGGAACCTTAATCTCTGCTGGTGGTTCTCCTACCAGTCCTCTAATGGTTTCTAATCCTGGGATGTGAGTCATATGTCCCTCCCTAAACTACTTAATATTTTTTCTGCCTGCTTCCTACCTATACCCTCTGCCTCTGTCAACTCAGATACGCTAGCAGTAGCTATATCTAATAAGCAGACAAACCTGTCTGCTAAGGCTTTGGCTTTCTTCTCCCCTATACCTAGCTGGTAGGCGTTGGATAGGAATAGTAGAGACTTCATAAAAGGGTCAGCTTCTCTAATGTGGATTCTAGGTCTAACTACCCTCTGTAGTGTGCTATGATTCTCTGGTGGCTTCTGCTCATTTCTGTATATAGCTGAGAGTAGTCTAGCAGTATATACCCAGTTGGAAGTATGATAAGTGATGATACCAGCTTCTCCTAATCTGTGGAGCCAAGCAGATAATAAAGAATCGTTTATTGCTGAGAAGCTATGCCCCTTCTCTACATACCCACCTGGCTCTATCTTATAGCAGAACAGCTTAGCACCTAGGTCTCTAGTACTGGTACTAAATCCATGACCGTCTACTGGTATCGCTGCTTCCTTAATCTTTATTTTATCAAGGCTAATGAAGCCTTCTATAATCTGATAGTTCTTATCAGCATTAGTGTAGTAGTCGGCTAGCTGCCTCTCAGCTTCGTCTATATTACCTACTAACTCCCCAGCCTGCTTGCGACTGAATTGTAGTCGCTTGCCTTCATAGTTACCAAAGTAGTAGTCGCTCATGTGCAGTTGGTTTAGGTTAGTGACAGTAACAGGACATGATTGCTGGAGGAGCTTTACTATGTTGTCAGGTTCATTAGAATCAATTAAGAGCATTCTAGCCCTCTTTCTCATCTTCAGATACTAATGGTTTTCCTTCCTTATCCCTAGTGATTGGCTTCTCGTACTCCTTCTCTTCTGCCTCATTTATATCAGGCTCATCTATCAGGTCTTTGGCAGTTCTAATCTGGTCTCTGCGGTCTCTAGCCTGCATATCTGACAGAGCTGAGCCAGGTCCTATGTCTCCCCCAGGCGGCTGCTTAGGCTGGCGGTCAACCGATGGAGCGGGGGGAGGAGGTGTGGTGGGCACTGCTTCAGCAACATCTGGTGGTTCTTCCTCTGCAAAGGCTGCTCTAGCAGGAGACACTTCGTCTAAGGTAGGAGCGCCTGCCGAGATTGCCTCTTCAGAGCCAGGCTCTATCGGCTCTAGTACTTCCTCAGGTTCAGCCTGAGGACTTTGTGGGCTACTCAGCTCTTCCTTCAGCCCTTTAATCCTATCGTCCTTCTCATCTAGTGTTGCCTCTTCCTCTGGTGTAACCTCAGCTACGCTAGCACCATCTTGGGCTATCTCTACAGCTATTGCATCTAGTGGATGTACATACTCTATCGGTATCTCCTTGCCTTGCACTATCACCGAAGGAAACATAGGGAAGATAATCTTCTCGGGCAGCTCGTTTCTGCTATAGAATAGATAACTCCTGACATAAGCGGGCAAGATGTAGTTTATATCTCTTTGCTCAATATCTACACTTTTTTGCTCAGTATTTACTCTCATTGGTCTCTCCATTCCTCCTTTTCATGTCGTTTAATAAACTGACAGTTCATGCAAAGTACTTGGTATCCATTGGGATAGCCCTCCTTCTTTAGGAATCTATAGAACTGCTTTCCAGTTTTGCTATACAATCTTCTATGGTAGCTTCCTCCTCCAAGAATATGGTCTATTGACAATGCTCTTATGTCTGAGAACCCGCATCTTGTACATACTGGTTCGCCTCCGTTCTTAGAGTAGTGGCTGAGCACATCAAGCTTTATTTCTCGGCTGCGTCTTTGAGCATACTTGCGTAGTTGCTGCTTGTGAGAGTTCCTATAATTTCTTTGAACCTCTAGCCTGCACTCCTTGCATAGGGAGCTATTCAGCGTAGCTATCCCATCCTTCTTCCTTGTGTATGTGCTGGTGAGGTTCATCTCATCTTCCCACTTCATCTTCTTGCATCTGGAACACTGGTATATACCATCTACGACTGTCTTCACTTTAGCATCATTCCAGCGAGGTTTTCCTTCCTACTAACCCAACAGTACTTTACATCTACATTCTGAGTCATCTGCCATATACGCTGTGCTAGCTTCCTTAGCCTATCATTACCTATATGGTACTCTCGGCTGAGCTGCCTAACTACCACTTCATTATCACTGCACACTAGCACTGGTGGTGGCAGAGGTCTTGGAGTTTCCTGAGATGGAGTAGCTACCTTATAGAACTCTCCACCAGACTCTAGGCTCATGTTATCTTGCCTAGCGTCCAGCTCCTTGTTCCACTTGAGGAAGTACTCATTCAATCCGTACTGAATAGCTAGATACTCTGCTTCCATACTAGTGTATCGACCTGATGGCAGCATCTGATAGCCACTACCTCCACCATCTAGCACATAGGCTACACACCTAGGGTTAGCATCACAGTAGAGCTTTGGCATTTGCTGTTCCTTTCAGTAGATTAACTATATTAACTATACCCTCGTAGGTCGCTGGAATCTCTAATCCTACAGCAGCTAACCCTGTACCTTCTATTCCACACTTGGTTATCTTGGCTACTGGATACTTTTCTTCTACCTTCTGGGACTGTGGATTGCTAGGGTCTGAAGGAACCATACGGCTCTTGACAGATAACCACATA